GGGTGTGACTCCGGCATCGTCGGAGGCCGGCGGTCGGGTGCGGAGGAAGGTGGAGGCCCCGGCGGCAGCCGGCGGCCGAAAGCGGATCGTGGTCAAGCGCGCGAACCGCTGAGCCACACCCCCTTCGTGATCGCGGTGTGACTGCGTAGCGTCGGCATCATGCCCGACGACATCGCAGCCAAGATCGAGGAATCGGCCCAAGGCCCGCAGCGCGTCCGCACGGACGCCGGCGAGGTCCAGGCCCATCCCCTGCCCGATCTGATCGAGGCGGACAAGTACATCGCCTCGCGTGATGCCGTCTCGGCATCGCCGAACCGCACCCACCGCGGGCTGCGCTTCAACGTCCTGAAGCCCCCGGGGACGGTCTGACATGGGCCTTGTGTCGCTCATTCAAACCGGCCGGTGGAGTCCGCCAAAGCGGACGATTTCCGTCGTGCGCCAGACGGTGCGCGCCCGGTACGACGCCGCGCAGACCTCCGACGATTCCCGGCACTGGTCCAACGCCGACGCCCTCTCGGCCAACGCCGCACTCGCCCCCGAGGTCCGGCGGATCGTCCGCAACCGCGCCCGGTACGAGCGGGCGAACAACGCCTACGTCTCGGGGATCTGCACGACGAAGTCGAACGACCTCATCGGCACCGGCCCGCGGTGGCTGCCAGACACCGGCAACCCGGCTGCGGACCGCATCCTCGCCCGGCGGTGGTTCGACTGGTCGTGGCAGTGCCGGCTGGCCGACAAACTGCGGATCGCCGCCGAATCCAGGGTCGTGGATGGTGAGGCGTTCTGCCAACTCATCACCAACCCGAAGTTCGACGCCGCCGGTGTGCAGATGGACCTGCGGCTCATCGAGGCCGACCAGGTCGCCACGCCCAGCTACCAGTACCACGACTCCGTCGCCCCCGACGGCAGCGTGGCCGACGGCATCGAGTTCGACGCTGTCGGGAACGTGATCGCGTACCACGTTCTCCGGTCGCACCCGGGGGCCAACTACGTTTTCAACGCCCTAGAGGCCAACCGCGTCGACGCCTCGCAGGTGATCCACTGGTTCCGGGCCACCCGGCCGGGCCAGCACCGAGGGATGTCGGAGTTGGCCTGCTGTCTGCGGCTCACGGCCAACCTTCGCCGGTACACCGAGGCCGTGATCCGGGCCGCGGAGATCGCCGCCGACCTGGCGGCGTTCGTTCACTCCAACTCCCCGGCCGCGACCGTCGACGAGGTGGACCCGTTCGCCGCGATCGAGATTGAGAAGGGGACGCTGACCACGTTGCCCGAAGGGTGGGACGTCTCGCAGCTGAAGGCCGAGCAGCCGACCAACACCCACCAGCAGTTCACCCGCACGATTCTCGGTGAGATCACGCGCGGGGTGAATCTTCCGTACCACCTCGGGGCGTTCGACGCCTCGTCCTACAACTACTCCTCCGCGCGGCTGGACGGCCAGCTTCACGCGCTGAATCTCCGCGTCGAGCGTGACGAACTGGAGCGGGTCTGGCTGGACCCCATGCTCCGCGCGTGGCTCGACGAGGCCGCCCTGGTGCCGCGGTTCATCCCCGCCGGCCTGCGGCCGGTGTCGGAGTGGAACTGGTCCTGGGTGTGGGACGGCCGTGAACACATCGACCCCGTCAAGGAAGCGAACGCGGTCGAGACGCAACTCGCCACCCTCACGACGTCGCTAACCGACGAGTGGGCGAAGCGCGGGAAGGACGTCACGGTCGAGCTTCAGAAGATCGCCGCCGAGCGGCGGCTCCTCGCGGACCTCGGCCTCTCCCTGGGTGACCGGCCGGCGCAGGTCGTGGTCCCCGGGGCTGATCCAGTCAACGCCGCAGGCGAGCCCGACCTCGAGGCCGCCGACTCCTTTCGCCCCACCGACGAGATGAAGGCCGAGGCCGAGCGGGGCCTGGCGTGGCGCCGTGAGCACGGCCGTGGTGGCACCGAGATCGGTGTGGCCCGGGCACGGGACATCGCCAACCGCCGGCCGCTGTCGCTCGACACCGTCGAGCGGATGGCGAGCTACTTCGCCCGCCACGAGGTGGACAAGCAGGGCGAGGGATGGAGCCCCGGCGATGCAGGCTACCCGTCGGCGGGTCGCATCGCGTGGGCGCTGTGGGGCGGTGACGCCGGCATGTCGTGGGCCGCCAACATCCTCGACGCCGCGGAGGCCGACGCATGAACCCGATCGCCATCCGGGCCGACGTCACGTTCCTTCGCGCCGACGACGGCGAGGGGGCGGGCATGTCGACGCCCCGCATCCCGCGGTTCTCGATGGTGGGTTACACGGGCGGGCTCATCCGCCAGTCGTGGAGTCGTGACCCCGTCGTCATCGACCTTGCCGGCATGTCGGTGCCCTCGCGGCTGCCGATCGTCTTCGGCCACGACTACGCCCTCGAGTCTGTCCTCGGGCAAGCCGCGGCCCGCGTCGACGGCGGACAGCTCTACGTCGATGGATCGATCCTCGCCGAGACGGAAGCGGCCGGCCAGGTCGTGACCCTCGGGGACAAGGGCTACCAGTGGCAAGCCTCGGTCGGGGCGGACGTCGAGGAGACGTCGGCCGTCGCTGCGGGTGAGTCAGTCACCGTCAACGGGCAGACCTTCTCCGGTCCTGTCCTCGTCGTCACACGCTCCGCGCTGCGGGAGTGTTCGTTCGTCACCCTCGGGGCGGATGCAGCGACCGCCGTCACCATCACCGCTTCGGCGGGGGAGTCTCCCATGAGCAGCGATGCGAAGGCGGCCGAGCACGACATGCCGACCGGCCCGCAGGACATGCAGAGCGAAAACGGCGACATGCCGACCGGCCCCTCGGACGTTTCGTCCAGCAAGCCGGCCGTCGACGTCGCCGCGATCCGGGCCGAGGTGGTCCGCGACGTCACGGCGCAGGTCAAGGCGGAAGTTCTCCGCGACCTGCGGGCCGGCCGCGGGCCGGTGATCCATGTTCCCAGCAAGCCTGTCCTCGACGAGGACCAGGTGACCGTTACCGCCATGCTCATGGCGGGCGGCATCCGGTCTGTCGAGAGGTCGACGCCGGAACCGGTGCTGGAGGCGGCCCAGAAGCGGGCCGGCTCCGCAACGCTTCACAGCGTCCTCGCGTCCGCCGCCAAGAGGAACGGGTACGACGGTGACGGGCGTGTCCACGCCGGGAACATTCGCCAGGTGTTGAAGGCGGCTTTCGCCACCCACAACATCTCCAACATCCTCGCCGCGACCTACGGGAAGTCGCTCCTCAACGGTTTCAACGCGATCGAGTCCATGTGGGACATGATTTCGTCGATCCGTCCGGTCAACGATTTCAAGACCTACACCGGTGTCCGGCTCGACGGCGGGTTCCTTTTCGACGAGGTGGGCAACGACGGCAAGCTCAAGTCCGCGGACGCGAGCGACGCCACTCGCACCATCCAGGCGAAGACCTACGGGCGGATGTCGAGCATCACGCGCCAAGACATCATCAACGATGACCTCGGTGCCCTGACGCAGGTTCCGCAGCGCCTCGGCCGCGGGGCGGCGTTGAAGTTCAACCAGGTGTTCTGGGCGGCCTTCGAGTCGTCCAACAGCACCTACTTCCAGGCCGCGACGCCGGGTTCTGGCAACGCCCTGGCGGTTGGTTCGCTGGAGACGGCCTACACCGCCTACGGGTCGTTGACCGACCCCGACGGCAACCCGCTCGGTGTGACTCCGCAGATCCTGCTGGTTCCGAAGGCTCTCGGCATCACGGCGAACAAGATCCAGACGGGCAACACGCTCCTCGCGTCGAGCCTCGGGTCGACCTCGTCGAAGGTGCTGGAGCCGCAGGCGAACGTCCTCGCCGGGAAGTTCCAGATCGTCGAGTCGGCCTACCTGTCGAGCACCTCGACCTGGTGGCTGTGCGCCGATCCGGCCGACCTGCCGACGATGGAGGTAGCCTTTCTCAACGGTCAGCGTCAGCCGACCGTCGAGCAAGCCGAGGCCGACTTCGACGTCCTCGGCATCCAGGTGCGCGGCTACTTCGACTTCGGAGTGTCGAAGGGCGAGAGCCGCGCCGCCTACCGGATGGCGGCGGCCTGATCGACAGGTGATTCAACCGCACCCCGGGGCCGCGAAACGGTCGCGGCCCCGGGGGTGACGATCCAACCAGACACCAGCACGGAGCGACAGACATGGCCACGTTCAAGAGTGATTCCGGCGTGTGGGACTACACCCCCTCGACCGCGAAGACGGTCGGCGAGGTCGTCCACCTCGGCAAGGTGGTCGGCGTCGTGTGCCGGCCGATTGCTGCCAACACTAAGGGCGCGGTTACCACCCGCGGAGTGTTCACGTTCGAAAAGGTGACCGGCGGCGCTCTCGCGGCCGGTGCGGTGGCCTACCTGCACCCTAATCACAAGGTCACCGGCTCGCTCACGGCGTCCGGCATCGCCGGCATTGTGGCGGTCGATGCCGCGGCGGGTGACACCACCGTCGACGTCGACCTGAACGCGGTGGGCTACGACGTGAACTCCACCGGCCCCACCTGATTCCCTCACGCATCCGCCGGCGGCTGGCTCCTCGTGGCCGGCCGCCGGCGGCCTGTGGCTTCCTGGAGGTGGTGTCGTGGCGGACATGCTGGACGACGGAGCGCTGTGGCTGGCCGACCGCCTGGCGGCAAGTGCCAGCCGCACCGTCGGATACCGTCGGGGAAGCAACTCCTCGAGCATGTCGGCGACCATCGGCCGATCATCGTTCGAATCGATCAACTCGTCTGGCGTGGCGGAGTCGTGGGAGTCTCGAGATTTCGTCGTGAAAACGACGCTGCTCCCCTACGGCGAGCCGCAGCGTGGAGACATCGTCATCGACGAGGTGGGCGGAATCGAAACGCTCTACCAGGTGACTGCACCGCGTGGGGTGCCGGTGTTCCACTGGGGAGATGCCTTTCAGAGAACGGTGCGGATCCACACGAAGCAGTTGGACCGCGACGCGACGATCCTGATCGACGAGATGGGCCGCGAGATTTCTGTCCCGCTCTTCGTGGATTGAAGCTATGCCGCTCCAAGTCCGCGTCGATCAACTGCCGCTCACCACCGGCCCAACTGGGCCGACCGGACCCGACCTGCTGATCCTCCACCGTGTGACCGGCGGCACGACCGGCACACGGCGTGTGACGCTGACGCAAATCGCGGAATACATGACCGCGGTGGGTGCCGGCGGTGGCGGTGGGACTGGGAGCGGAAGCACTGGGCCGACCGGGCCGGCGGGTGCGTCGGTCACCGGACCGTCGGGGCCGGCAGGTGCCACGGGTGCGGCTGGATCTACCGGAGCCGCAGGCGGCACTGGCCCGACTGGTGCCGCGTCGACGACGACTGGGCCGCAGGGTGCCACTGGACCGGCCGGCCCCACGGGAACCGCATCGCTCACCGCGGCACAGGCCAGCGCGATCAACCTCTCTCTTACTCGACTGGTGAGGTGACATCATGGCAACTAGTCCAGTGTTCGAGGCGATCCCTCGCGTCGAGCGTGGTGTGCTCAGCGCTGCCAACACGAACCGCGACGGCAGCGGAACGGTTGTCACACTGCTCACGGCAGTGGCGGCAGGAACGGAGATCAAGCGCGTTGTCGTCACGGCCACCGGCACGACCGCGGCAGGCATGGTGCGGCTGTTTCTCTACGACGGCACGAATTACACCTTGCTCCGCGAGATCCCGATCAGTGCTGTGACTCCGAGTGCAATCCTTGCGGCCGCACGCGGCGAGGTGGTTTTCTCTGACATCATCTTGCCGAACTCCTCGTGGTCGCTGCGGGCCAGCACGCACAACGCCGAGACGTTCCACGTCGTCGTACTGGGAGCTGACCTGACGTGAACAACGGCATCATCGGATTCCCGCTGCCGCCGTCGTCGCAGCTCGTCGAGCAGTTCTTTGATTCTCCGGGCACGTTCCCGTGGTCGGTGCCGCGTGGACTCGTCGCCATCTGGTACGAGATCGTCGGCGGCGGCGCGGGCGGCGCGACTGGGACTGTGGCGGCGCAGAGCGCCAACAACCGCTTTGGCGGTGCTGGTGCCAGCGGCGGAGAGGCACGCAGCGGCGTGCTGTTTCGCGCGAATATCCCCGACAGCGGTGTGATCGTCGTCGGTGCTGGCGGTGCCGGAGGATCGACGAGCGGATCGGCGGCGAACGGCACCAGTGGCGGCGCTTCGTCGTTTCTCGGTGTCGTGTTTGCCGCCGGCGGGCTCGGGGGCAGCACGTTCGGCGCGAATTTCGTCGGCGATGGCTACGGCAACGTCGAGGGCTATTCGCTCCAGGCAGGTCGCCAGGGAGGCACGGCTGGCACTCCTGGTGCCGGCGGCGCAGCACGCGGCAGCACGGTCTACGCCGGTGGTGGTGGCGGCGGCGGCGGGGCGGCGCTCAACTCGGGCACCCTGGCGGCTGGCGGCGCGGGCGGCGTCGGTTTCGCGCTGCGTCGCGGCGCGGCAACGGCCGCTAACCAGGCGATCTCCGCGGTCGTCACTGCGCCGGCTGGAGCCACGACTGCCGGCGTCGCGGCCGTGACTGGTGCTGCCGGATCTGGCGACGGCGGCGGAGGCGGCGCGTTCGTCGGCGCGGCGGCTGTCGCAAGCAACGGCGCTAACGGTGCATGGCCCGGCGGCGGTGGCGGCGGGTCTGGTGGTGCCGACTCGGGGACAGTGACCGCAGGCAACGGCGGCGGCGGCATGGTACGACTCTGGCTCTGGGTGCCCACATGACACGACTCGCAATCGTCAACGCGCTCGGTCACGTCGTCACGTTCGTGCGGGATGACGTGCCGCCAGGATTTCAGCTTCCGCCCGGATGCACGGCGGTGCCTGAGGCGGCACTGCCAGTCGGTTACAAGATGGCTGCGGCAACGCCGCAGCCGGTGCCTGAGTCGGTCACGGCATCCCAGGTCCGGATGCGACTGGTCCAGGCAGGTGTCGGCATGGAGGCGATCGACGAGGCGATCAGTCGTATCGAGGATGCGACTACGCGCGAGTTGGTTCGCGCGTGGTGGGAGTACGAGTACCCCCTGCGGCGCGACTCGCCGATGCTGGCGCGTTGGGCGGTCGCCTGCGGATTCTCGGATGCTGACGTCGATGATCTGTTCCGTGGTGCGGCGGAGGTGCGGTCGTGATCCGTCGGTGAGAAGTGCCACCGGGGCTCCGTGATTGCGGCGGCCGGCGGCACAATCGCCGACATGATTGACCACCTCCGCCAACTGGCGATCCACGCCTACTACTGCGGCGAGCACGACGCCGGCCGCCGCGCGTGCGAAAAGGCTCTTCGCTTGCCCGGCATCCCCGACGACGTGGAGCGGAACATCCGCGAGAACCGCGTGTGGTACACGCGTTCCCTCTCGGAAATGCTCCCGTCGTGCCGGCTGACTCGGCTCCATGCCGATCCGGCCGCCCCAGACTGGTCGGTGTTCAACCCGGCGTTGGCGGCCGACGATCACGAACTGCTGTGCATCGTCCGCTCGTCCAACTACCGAATCGAGGCCGGCCGCTACGTCATGCCGGAGGCCGACGGCGGCAGGATCCGCACGCGGAACATCCTCTGCCGGATCTCGCCGAGCGGCGTGGTGAGTAACGGCGTTCTGCTGCGCGATCCCGACTACCAGGCGACGGGGTATCCAGTCGAAGGGCTCGAGGACTGCCGCCTCCTGCGCGTCGAAGACCACTGGTACGTCTCGGCGACGGTCCGCAATGCCGCGCCCGGTGATGGCCGATGCCGCGTCGGGCTCTCGCGCCTCGACACGGACGCTGGCAGGCTCGTCGGGCTCACGATGCTCGACTCCCTCCAGCTGCAGACGCACGAAAAAAACTGGATGCCGATCGAAGGCCGCGGCCTGTCGTGGCTCCACTCGGCATCGTTCCGCGGCCACACGGTCACGGTCGATCCATCACCGGACATGCCAGGTTGCTGGTCGATTCACCAGCGGCACGAGGCCCCGCCGATCGCTCGCGGATTCCGCGGTGGCTCGCAACTCGTGAAGGTCGACGGCGGATACCTCACGGTCGTGCATGAGGTGGCCGCACACGGGAATCACCGCGCCTACGAACACCGGTTCGTCCTCTTCGCCGACGACCTGCGGATCCTGGCGGTGTCGCCGGCGTTCGCGTTTCGAGAGCCGCGGACGATCGAGTTCGCTGCCGGGATGGCGGTGATGGGAAATCGGGTGTTTATCACGTTCGGCGTCAACGATGCCGAGGCGTGGTTGTGTGAGATCGACGCGGAGGAGCTATGCCGCATCATGACTGCCGCGTGGTGACCGGTTACGTTCGCCTCGACAACGGCAACCGCCCCCACGCCACCTACCGCGACCTTGGCTCCCGGCTCCTGTCGCTCGGGGTGCCGATGACGGCGTTCGTCGACCCGCTCGGCGCCGCCGGCATCGACGTCGGCCGCGGCGTCGACGTCCGTTCCGCCGGCCTCGATGAGTGCTGGCTTTGGCAGCAGGGCCGGCAGGCGCGGCTCCCGCCGGGGAACCCCGTCAAGGACACGGTCGCTTATCACGCCGTGCAGCACGAGAAGACGGCGTGGCTCGCCGCGGTCGCGGCCGACTGCCCGGAGAACATGCTCGCCTGGGTGGATTTCGGCATCCTCCACGTTCCCGGGGCGACGGAGGCCGGGGTCCGCGGACTGGTGGAGCGGGTGTCGGCCCGGGCGCCGCGGGACCGGGTGACGGTGGCGAGCATCTGGGGGCCGCCGCAACCAGAGCAGATCGAGACGCAGTCGGTGCAGTGGTGGTGCGCCGGCGGGGTGCTGATCGTCCCCCGGACGATGGCCGGCTGGCTCGACCGCCGCGTCCGCGAATCGGCCGCCGGACTGCTGGCGGCGACCGGCAGCGTCACCTGGGAGGTCAACGTCTGGGCGGAGGTGTGGAGCCGGCACCCGGATCGGTTCTGTTCGTACCGGTGTGATCATAACGCTTCGATCGTGGAGAACGGGCCGTGACAACGTCGCTTGTGTGTGCCGTCTACGGCGGCGAGTCTGCCGCTCACTACCGGCCGTTCGTCGCCGGCTGGTGGGACGCCGTGCGACGGATGAACCCACTGCCGGGCGAGGTGGTGATCGCCAGGACGATGCCAGACCCGGTCGGCCTGTCGGAGGTGCCCGACGACATCCCCTGCCCCGTCGTCACTGTCCGGCTCGCGGACGGCGTCACAGGGGCCGAGGCGTGGAACGCCGCCGTCGATGCGGCGAACGGCGAGTGGGTGTCGGCGATCGGCGTAGACGACGAACCGCTCCCGGGCCTGTTCGCGGAGATCCCGGCTGCGGAGGCCGCCGGCGCCGACGTCCTCGTCGGCAACCAGGTGGAGCGTGGGTCGCACACCTGGCACGGCCGGTGGGATGCCGCCGAGCAACGCCGGGCCAACTGCGTGCCCGGCTCGAGCCCCTTCCGCTGGCAGCGGTGGCACAAGGTGGGCGGGTTCCCACTCGGCCTCCGCTGGTGGGACTGGGGATTCTGGCTCCTGCTCCACAAGGCCGGGTGCCGCGGGCATGTCGCCAGCGTGGAGACGGTGGTCTTCGATCCGGGCCGGGGACGGCCGACGACCTCCGGCGTCGACCTTCCGGCCGACGTCCGGGCCGCCGCGGATGCCGAGGTCGCCGCCTTTGTCCGCCGGCTGTGGCCCCTGCGGATCGGCATCTACGCCCTGTGCAGGAACGAGGCCCACCACGTCGCCGCGTGGGAGGAGTCCTCCCGCGAGGCCGACGTCCGCGTGGTCACCGACACCGGCAGCGACGACGGCACCGACCGGCTCCTCCGGGACCGTGGCGTTGACGTTCGTCACGGATCTCCTGTGCCGTGGCGTTGGGATGACGCCCACAACCTCTCGCTGATGCACCTGCCCTCCGACGTCGATATCTGCGTCCGCCTGGACCTCGACGAGACGCTGGCTCCCGGATGGCGGCAGGCGATCGAGGCGGCATGGACCGGCGACGCGAATAACCTGATCTACCGCTATGTGTACTCCTTCAACGCCGCCGGCCAGCCGCAGACGGTGTTCCACCTCGACCGGGTTCACAGCCGAAACGCCTTCCGCTGGCAGATGGCGACGCACGAGGGGCTTTGTTGCTGGCTCGGGGAGAAGCGGCAGAAGTTCGCCCCGGGGCTCGAGATCCACCACCACCGCGACCCGGGCAAGGTTCATAAAACCGACCTCACCTTGCTGCACGTCGCGGTCGCGGAGGCACCGCACGATGCCCGGGCGCGGTGGTATCTCGCCCGGGAACTGGACTACGCCGGCCACCCGGCCGCGGCGGCGGAGTTCGCGGCCTACCTCGCCATGCCGGGAGGCACACCAACGGAACGATCCTACGCTCTCCGCGTTATGGCTCGGATCACGCAGCAGGAGGAGTACCTCCACCGGGCCGCCGCGGAGGCGAGGAACGAGCCGGACGCCTGGGAGCGACTGGCACTGGCCCGGCATCACGTCGGCGATCACGAGCACTGCCTGACGTTCGCACTGGCGGCGATCGAGGCGAAGGCATCGACGCACGCCACCGACTGCCACGCGAAGGCGAGGGCTCACGAACTGGCGTCGATCGCTCTATGGCAGCTCGGCCGGAAGCCAGAGGCACTCCCGCACGCACGGGCGGCGGTGGCAGGATTCCCCGGCGACGAACGTTTGGCCGCCAACCTCGCCGACATGGAGGCCGCCTGTGCCGACGCTGCGTGAGATCGCCGACGCCCTCGCCGATTCGCTCGATGCCGTCGTGTGGGACTACGACGGCACGGTGACGGTGGACCGCAAGACGTGGCCGGCCTATCAGATCGAGGACCTCGCCACGGCTCGCGTCTCGGTCACGATGACCGGCATCGAGGCCATCCGGATCGCTCGCACCGCACACCAGCACGACAAGCAACTTGCGGTCTGGATCGCCAGGGCGGTCGACACCGATGCCGAAGCGGATGCCATGTCGGACTTCGCCGAGGAG